GTATCAGTGCGGAAGGAAGCACGATCTTCGCCAGCTTATTCGCAAGTGCAGATAATGGCTCAGAGTGCTGGTCCCATGACGCAGTTGCAATCCCAACCGTGACACCGACAGCCATAAGCGCAAGGCCGGGAATAACGCTTCCGTGAAGAGCGAGGTACAAGCCGCCAGTAATTGCGGCTATTGCTACCGCATATCCTGTCAGCTTCCCGATAAGGCCAGGGAGTCCAGACAACGTCCCATCCCATGCGTTGACCAAGCCGGAAGCCGCAAGCCCAATACCAAACAGTGCCGCCGCAAGGAACGGATGCCCCATTAAGGCGAGGTAGGCAGCTCCCGCAATTGTAATTATCTTGATTGCGTTTGAGGTCAGCTTTCCGATTATCTGACCAAGGCCGTTTACATTCTCCCAATTATCGGACAGTGCAGAAATGCCTATTGCAGTTCCAAGAAGCACCGCCGCAATCTTCGGATGACCAAGCATTGCCGCCACCGCCGCCGCACACGCAAGGATGATAGCCGTGGCCTTTGAGATGATCTTGCCCTGGATGGATGCAATGGCACTGGAATACTCTTCCCATTTGGACTTGAGTTCTTCCAGCTTTGCGATCCACGGGTCTGTCTGGTCTACGGCGGTCTCTTCAAACATTTCAGCAAAGTTCTGTTCGGTGCCGCTGCCGCTTGCCGTCTGTGCCGGAATGATGTTCAGTTCATCAAAGCCGAATACAAGGTTTTTAATGGCTTTTGCCGCCTTGTTTGCGCTCTCTGCGAACTTGGTGTTGTTGCGGATGGCCTTGTTGTAAGACCCTTCCCCTCTCATCACGGCAAGCAGATTGTTGAATCTGTTTATGAGTTCAACTATCTTGTCTGCTATTCCGTCAAGGGAAGTGCCAAAGGACATCATGATGCTCCCAAGCGCAGAACCAAGTGCGTTCTTGAGATACTGCAAGCTGGCCGCACCAGCGTCCATGATGTCAGCAAAGGTCTTGCCTTTGACCGTTGCACCGCCTATCTGCGCTGACCACTGATAGAGATTGCCTACGCCCTCTTTGGCGGCCTGTGTTATCTCCTTGATGGCGGTACGCATGGCACGGTAAAGCGCAATGCGACCCATCGCCCTTGTTAGGTTCTTAAAGGAGTTTGCAACCCTTGTAATGGGATGGAACGCACCCTTAACAACGGTCCCAAACTCGGACAAGCCAAGGCTTTTGACATTGACCACGCCTTTTTCATTGAGTTTTTTGAGGGCTTTAGAAAGGTTCAGTATGCTCCACTTGGCCTTCTTTGCCCCTTCTTCGACCTCGGTCATCCCGCTTGCGGCTTTGACCTTGCCGCCAGCACCGCCTACCGACTTAAGGGTCTCGTTAAGGTCTTTTAAGGCCGCCGTTGCCCCTGTGGACTTGAGTTCGCCTAACGCTTCAGCCAGCTTTCGTATCTGCTGTGTTGCTTTACTTGCGTTTGACGCTATATCAATTTGTAAAGTATCAAGAGTGTCTGCCATATTTACTGTTCACCTTTGCCGCCCAGCGCATCAAGAAGTCCTTCGTGGTGTCTTCAGACTTCTGTTCCCCATGCAAGCCAAGCGGCTCTGTGGGGTAATTGCCAGGTCTTTGAGGTTTGAGTGAATTGTATGTTGGAGCAACAAGGCACATGGTTTGATAGACATATCCACCCATCAACCATGCAGACCAGTTTATCAATTCTTCTTGATATTTGACCTTGCCGTTCCATGCATCACGGTATGCCTTGCATAGCGCAGGATCTCCGTGAAAGTAGTTATCCTCGGTCATTCCTATTTGCAAATAGTAAGGTAAGCACGACCAGAAGATTTTAGTAAAGGGGGCTTTGCCGCCCCCTTCCTCTACGGGAGAATCAACGCTTACCAGTTGATCTCCCACTTGTTTTCCTGTTCCGGCTCTGCCATCAGACTTTCGTAAGGCTCGACATACATTTCTGCCAGCTTTTCAAACAGGCCGGATTTGTCAGACAGACTATCGAATATCTCACCGATAGTCTGCGGCTTGATTGCACTGTGGTTTGCAAGGAAAGCACCCTCAAACAGAGCGGTCATTGTTGACATTGCCCTGTCCTCTGCTTCGGATATCTTAAATCCCTTTCTCTCCATCTGCATTACGGTATCCCTTGTAAACTCAAGAGTATAGGGATTGCCGTACTTATCTTTCACTACCATCTTCTTCATTTCTTGCTCTCCTTGCTTATACTACCTATGACAGTACAACAGGGGTACTTGCCGCTATGGTCACGACCATATTCTGTACTTCGTTTACACCAGCACCAGACTTGGTAACAGTCAGATAGCCCTTAAAGCTAAACTTACCCTTATCTCCGCTCGGGGTGACAGTGCCGCCGGATTCAGTGCCGCCAAGCCAGACCGCAAAGTAGGTCTCGGTGTTCTCAAGCTGGGCAAGAGTCTGATAATCGGTCTTGTCATAATTGCAAGTGAAGGTGATGTTGTCACTTTCCTGGATGCCAAGGATGTGAGTCCTCTGATAATCAGTCAGAGTAGTCGTATCCAGGGCTTCGGGCGGCTGACTCAAGTCCGAAAAATCCTTGATATCGACCAGTTTGGTATACGAAGTGCCATCGGTCGATTTCATAAGGAACGAATACATTGAAGATATTGCCATTGTTTATCTCCTGTAAATTGTGTTGTTTTGGATGCTTGCGCTGTATCTTCCCACAAGCCTAAATACTGTTGCGTCCTCAAGGTTGTCTGCCGGAGTGAGAGATGTCCTTCTGAAGCCCTTGCGGGTGAGGATCTCGTCTATCAAAGACATGATATCCACCGCTTCTGATTTGCTATCACCAGGGCTTGCAGAGAAGACTTGCACTTCGTACATGACATTAGATGCTATCTCATTGTTGCTTCCGTCCATGCCACCGCTGAAGTTGTCAGCTTCGTAGAACATCACGCAAGGCCAAGATGGTGCAGTACGAACATACATATTCATCATCTTGCATGACGGATACTCCGCATTGACGGCTCTCGCTATTAGATCAAATAATTCTATTTCGATGTTATTCACTGAAAACCGCCTTTGCTATATCCTTTATCTCACGCTTCATTCTTTGAGCTGCCAAATACATCCCACGCTTCGGGTAGCGGTTGTAGCGGTATTTTTCGGGGTCTCCACCGCCCTCTATCCACTTTTGCCATGTATTGGCGTGTTCCTCTGACCATGAGCCAGGGTACACATTTACCGACACCTTGTCGGCGTAGGGAGCATCGCTCTCCGTCTTTGCACCCGTTCCAAACTCCAAGAACACGATAGCTGGACTTTGAGCAATCATTGAGTGTCCGTCTTGCGTAGGTTCTACCCACGACACAACGCCTTCACCATCGACCCTCACCACCTCGTCAGCCCCGACAGACGCAACACGATATGTGATTTCTTTCGCCTTACGGTCTAAATCATCAGCATATTTGTTCAGTGCGTCTATGGCTGCCTGTACGTTGTTGAGGTCGAGATCAATGGTCATCTATGTCCACTTCCTTAAGGGCAATAGTTGTTGAGTTTAGAGACCGTGACACCCTCACAACAATGTAGTTGTGCGGCTCGGTAGCTGGGTCTTTGTGTACCCAGAAAACCGTATTTAGGTCGAACGGGGTCTCCATATCGTCTGTTACCATTACTGCGGAGAAGTCACCCCACAGACCAAACGGCCTTACATAAGAGTGACCCATCGTGGCTGACACATTGACCTTAAACTCGACAGGGTCGCTATACCTCGGCTCATATCTGCCAGTACGGAAGCCGTCCTTGATGACCTCTTCGTCACCCAAATAGAGCGCATAGTATGTAGTTTGTCTGTTCTGTTTTAAGACCTTCATGCCATTTTCACATAACAAGGTACATGGGCTTTTACATAAGCGTTCATGTCCTCATACTTCCAGTGACGGTGAATGCCATTCTCGATGTGTACATTCTGACCAGCACCGCCTATCTGACCGTATCCGGCTACGCAAGCGTTCACCTGGTCGGTCTCATACTCGGTGGGCATAGTCGCATCATCGGGTCTGCCTATCAAGTGGTATTGCCAGTTGATGATGGTCTCGGCGGTCATCTCAAGGAATGCAGTAATAGCCGCATCCTCTTCGTTATCCTCGATCCCAAGCATCACCTTTACATATGTGAGTTTTTCGTTTGCAGTCATGGTATTTACCAAAGTGGGGGCGGTTAAGCCCCCACCCTATTCATCGAATTATCCCAGATATCTGACAGCCAGTTCGGGATAGACCACCTTGTATCCGTACAGGACATCCATGCTCATCAGAGCTTCCTTGGTGGACATGTCGTAGCCCTTGGTCACACGGAGAGAGAACATTCCGTTAGAGGTGGAATAACTCTCAACACCGGGAGCGGGGGCAAGAGGTCTGGTCACGAAAGCGATTGCGTTCCTGTGGAATGCAATGTTGTTGGTAGCACCAGCTACAAGAGTGATAGCCGCATTGTCAGCCGCATTCTTGGCAAGTGCCGGAGTGATGACAAGATCCTGGTCGTTAGTGCCAGTGACCGCACCAGCCTTGCTGACGGTGTACTGGGTGGTATCGCCAGCGATGGTGAACATATCGCCTTCAGTGAAGGGAGTGGTCGCAGCGTCAATGTGGATGGTGGTTGCACCAGCGGTGGCAGCTCCATCAACCAGCGGAGAACCAGTTGCACCATTTACATGGGGTTCAATCGCCTGGGTCATGTAGTTGTCAAGACCGAAGACACGACCGATTTCGCCCTCACGGAGCGCACGGTTAGTTCCAGCTTCATTGACCTTTACCAGATTGCCGATAGTGGTGAATTTTGCATCTGACTCGACATCCCAGATAGCATATCTCTCGGAGAGAGGTGCTTTGGCCTTGTTGAGCATCTTCCTTACGGTGCTGAATACCTCAAGGTCTGCGGGAGCGGTCCCGACAGTGCCACCAGCGATGGTGGGGATGTCCTTGTAAACACCAACGCCAGCCTTGTTGATCTTCTCTGCAAGAGCAACGGCAGCGGGATTGATGAAGTCATCAATCAGCTTGGCTTCGCTCATGTTGGTGGCGTGTTCGATAGCGTTAAGCTTGATGTCGACAGTTGCGATCTTGTCGAGAGTGACATCTACGCTTCCCTCGTTGATGTCCTGGATAGTGACGGTATCGCCAACCTTGAAGTCCTTGCCTTCATAGACAGGGGGCTTTCTGACCTGGATGGTATCACCAAGGTCGGTGAAGGTGTTGGAGTAGTCACGATATGCAAGCATAGGCATTACAAGGTTATCCACAAGGATAGGAAGTGCCTGTCTTGCAATGTTTTTTACGGTAATAAAACTATTTGCCATTTTTCATCCTCTGAATGTAGGTGTAATATTCGGTGTCCGACATCGTATCGAAGTCGGGAGTTTCATTGCCTGTCTGCTTGCCCTGTGGGGGAGTTGTACCCTTTAAGGCTTCCGCAGTCAGTGTTGCTTTCAGATTGTTGTAAAAGGCAGTCTGCATATTGAATACGGTGTCAAGGTCTCCATCCGCTAACGCTTCGGCGGTCTTCTTTGCGTCCTCGGCTGAATATCCAAGACCAACGTACTTTGCCGCATTGTCAGAAACGAATACTTGTCTGCGGAGTGCCTTAAGTTCATCGTCTTTCGCCTTCTCCTTGGCAACTCGTTCAGCTTCGGCTTTTTCATCGGCGGTCATCTTCGCCGCAAGCTGGGCTTTCAAATCCTCGATTTCCTTCTTCTTTGCGGCATTCTCCGCATTGCGCTGGGAAAGCAGACCCTTGTTATCGTCATATTCAAACGCTTCAAAGGCCGCTACCTTCTGCTCTGCGGTCATGCTTTCATACCCTTCAATCTTACTTACATCGATCTTCATCTCTTTCTCCTTGCGTTTCTTTAGAGACAGTTCCCTCTGTCTGATATATGCGTTTGTTTAAGGTCAGTTCCCTCTGACCGATAACCCATTAGGGGTAAATCCTATTTTGTGAACTCCAGCCAACAGCGGCATCCCACACAATTCTCCGGCAATGTAAAGTCACCCGGAAATCTGGCTGAATCACCATCGTATGTCCAGAACAACTCATCGAGTGGTACGGCTACGCTTTCCAGATATTCATGAGTTCTTCGGACACGGTCATCTTCCATCGTTCGCCACACCTTCTTTGCTTCGGGTACATCCTCTGCGGTGTCGAACGCTCCTGTGTTGTATAATCGGTGAGTCTCCGTATCTATCACCCTGTCGATGCTCTCGATATCGCCTGTAAGGTAATATTCTTCGATACGGTCTCGCCATGTCTTGTCCGCTATCTCCTTGTTTAAGGCCGCTTCCAGCTTGTCAACGTGGTTTTCTTTCTCGCTCTGAAGGTCTTGCGCTGCCTGGTCTCCACCGAAGACATACGCCATTATCAGTAAGTCCTCTATGGTATCTTCCACCAGTTCAACGCTCTGGCCTTCGTCTATAAGGATCTGGACTGCACCTTTTATCGTATTCAGTTCGTCATACGGAAACAGGCTCATCCTCGGTCACTTCTTCCTCTGTAACCTCTTCAACAGGCGTAGCACTCTCTTCGTACCATTCAAGGCCTCTGCGGCAGCTCTCTTCTGGATCTGGGAACAGGCCGCATACTGTGAATGCGTCTATTCTTGCCACATACGGATTGTTCAGCAGAGATGTGAGGACGGTTGCTTTGCTGACGATATCCTCATAGTTCCTTCTGGTGAACTTCACCTGGATATCTCTGCCCTTGAGGTGGATATCGGTTGTCCTGTCAAGGTACGACAAGATCAGCTTGACGGTGGTCATCTCCGGCTCGTCAAACATCCGCTCAAACTCTTGCGCTCTCGCTTCAGCCTGTGACCAGCCGTTCTTATACATGACCGCTCCGTTATTGGAACTTTCACTGGAGTTGCCGTTGCTCATGGACGGCATACCGACAATTCTTAAGACGGACTGGTACATATCGTCCTTGACGGTCTGCGTGTCGGACTGGTTCAGCTGCTCGGACAGCATCTTGACATCGACCTTGCCGCCAGCACCGTCCTGTGAAGGAAGTACAAGTACGCCCTTCTTGCGCATGGTGGATGCGGTCTCGTCTTTGGGAATATCCACGCCATACAGTACAAGTAGGTTCTGAATGTATTGCTCGATACCGTCAATTCTGTTTGAATCAACAGTGTCGATGGCATCCAGGAGCGGCAAAACGGGTTCAAAAACTCCAAGTCTGTCCTCGCTGGACGGGTACTCTATGATAGGTATTGCACCCAGCAGATGCGGCTCCACGCTGACTACATCGGTGTTATAGACTACGATGACCTCGGTGTCGGTATAGATGGTGAAGGTCACATTCCCGTCCGAATCCTCGGTGTAATAAACTCCAGCAAGCGGCCTTGAGAAGACATCGGCACTGTATATAACAAATGTCCGTCTGGGGTCTGCCGTTATCAGAGTGACCTCATCCAAGGGAAGCACGATCCTGTACGCAGTACCGCAGATGCTCTGCCACTGTACCAGTTCGATATCCTTCTTGGCCTTCGACTTCTCATACAGGATATCGTTCAAGGCCGTTACATCGTCCGTAATGATGGAATCAGCCTTCCTCGAAACGTACTGAATGGGATTGCCCACTCTGTAGCCTGTCACGAACTTGACTATCTCATACGCCCTGTTCTCGACTATCTTGTTGTTCACGAAGTCGTTGCGCTCTTTGGTCCTCTGCAACACAGGATGCTGACCCTTGTAGTAGTTGTAGAGGTACTCAATGTCCATCTTGTTGGCAAGGTGGATGGAAAGAGCGTCAGCCAGAACATCTATCACATTGGATGCCGTGACTCGATCTACACCAGATGTAATTTTCTTGCGTCCGTTAAAGTTCATGTTAAAAAAGAGGGTTTAGTCCTCTGTCTTTTCGGGGTTGTACGGCTCTTTCGCTACAAGTTCTCGCTTGACTATGACAGCCGCTATTCCGCTCCGCTCGGTTTTAAGTTCGATTGCACCACCTTTACTTAAGGTCTCATTGACCTTCTCTATCAGTTCGGGATGGTCTTGTATCTCAATTCTCATGTAAAAGGGGTGGGAGCGGATTACCCGCCGCTCCCCGCCGGGTCTCAAGAAAGGAGGTATATAAGGGAGGGATTGAACGAATCCTTATATCCTACTTGCAATATATGCAGAACACATAGTGCTGTCAAGTATTTTTGCTTGACACCCTTTAGAAAAATCTTTCGTAGACCTTTACTTGTGCCGTAGAAAGTCTTCTGATTTCGTTCTCAAGCAGAGAAAGTCCGTCTGGAGCGTCATCATGCTGGTTCTTCTGATTCCGTGCCAGCCGTGTATATGAAGTCAGTGCCTTTATCATCTGACCGTAATCGCTCTGCGGGTCGTACAAAGAAGAATCCTTGAAGTAGAAATGCTCGAGGATACTGTCACTTGCGGTTATTATCCTGGTCTCCTTGTTCGATGTGGTGAACTTGGTCTTGAACGCAGTAAGACCGCCGCCAGCCCTTACCATCTCTTCGACATCTCTGCAAAAGTACGTTCCGGCTTGGTTGCTCTCGAACGTGGCTTGCTGGACTTTGTGCTTTAGTAATTTCCTTGCGCATTCCGGCTTCGTATAAGTAGGAAGTGCGTCACTAAACACAACATCCTCAATAAATACATCAGTTCCATAAAGATACGCTATAGGCATCATGACGCTATCGCCCTTGCCTTCCGCAGTATCGCAGACCGCAATGATGCCGTCCGGCTCTTTGTCCACTGGCAGCTCAAAGTACCTATTCAGCTTCTCTTCGGGGAAGATCAGACCCTTCGCTTCAAAAGGCTCTTGCTGAAACTCTGCTGCAAACTGCGGTTTGGATAGCATACCCTTCTGCTGAAGGAAGAACTCTTTCGTGAACTGTTTCCTCGATATCCTCGGATTGTAGAACTCATAATTGCTCTCGCCGTCCTTATCCAAGGCCGGGATCTTTATCACCCTGTAAGGCCAGCCGTTCTTCTGTGCTTCCTCTTCCAGCCTTGACATCGGGTCATACACCGAATACCTTGTGCCGCAAGCTACTATCGGAGTGCCTTCCAAAGCACGACCCATGACATCGCCGCTTATCACTCGCCACTTTTCCTCAAGTCTCAACTTATTCTGCGCTTCAATGTACCCTTCCACGCAGTCATCAAGATATAAAATATTCGTAGCTTCACTTAAACCGACTTGTCTTGCGTCTATGGATCTGCACATGATGGTCGGAAACCTCGACTTCTCACCCAAATTTATTATCCTGGAGTCCGCCTTGGTCGCTACCATCGACACATCGGGAAACACATCATAAAACAGATACTCCGTGTCGGGTCTTAAATACTCAAGACACCCCTTATAGAACGAATCTACCAGGTCTTCGCCAGTGCCTTCCATTAAAGTCGCTCTGTCGGGGAAGCGTCCACTCTGGTAGCAAGTAGCCAAGATCCCAAGCTGGGACTTGCCAGCCCTCTTAACAAGCTCCACCATCAGCAACTTGATCTTCCCGTCAAACAAGTCCTGGTACGCATCCACAACTTGCTTTAGGTATCTCCGTCTTGGAGAATAAAACTGTTTCGCTGGCGGAGCATCACTTTCTACATACTTGCAGAAAGCTTCAAATCTGTGAGGGGCATCTAACTTTAGATATCTGCGCCACAAGTACACATCGCTCATGTCACCGTCCCTTGCTATCCTCTGCTCTAAAAGAGACTGGACTCTCTTTGAATACTCTCTCGCCGCATTAAAGTTCCCCTCATCATAAAATTTCCGTCCATCGACCGTGTATGAACCCTCGCTCTCTAATTCTATGATCAGGCTTAATGCGTCCTCATATTTTCCCGTTTCTATCAGTCTGTCTAATAACATAATCGCTCCTAATAAAAAAGCACCCCGAAAGGTGCTTCGTCTTTATGAAATTATAGGTTTGTGCCTACCTTTCACCCATCCGCTATCACCATATCGATAATAGCCCTCATACGTTTTCCTGTTGGATAGTATACTCCGAATCCCACTGACTGAAAAGTCTGTGCCTTTCCTCGTCTTGAAACCACGCTCACGCAAGATGTCTACCATCTCGGAATAAGAATGATCCGCTCTCAACGAGAACACTAACCGCACGATCTGACTCTCACGCTCGTCTATGTCATACTCGCCGCCTACCACCTTATATCCGTAAGGAACACAACCACCAGAATATCCACCCTTTAAGCTCTTCGCCATGCGACCAGCAGCCGTGCGCTCCTTAATGACACCACGCTCTATTTCAGCCATAGCCGCAAGCATCGCTTCAAGTAAGGCGGCATAAGGACCACCAAAGTCCTCATTCACTGAATATAACTCTAAACCCCTCGTCTTTAATTGGTGCTTCACCGCATAGTATATCTCAATGTCCCTCGCTATACGGTCACTCCGACCAACTACAACCGCTTCAGCATGGGCCTCGCCGTACATCAGCCTGTCCAACGAAGGACGATGCTCTAACGCACCACTGACCCCGGCATCCTCATACCAACCTACAACAGTGTGACCGTTCCGTGAACACCAGCTCTCTATGTCACCCCTCTGTACATCCAATCCATATGCGTCTATCTGACCCGCAGTTGAGACCCGTAAATACCCCACTACCCTCATTTGAATACCTTCCCATCCTTCGTCAATACCACTAACTCTGCATCGAACACCTTAAGCATCTCCTGGAACTTCTCCAGCGTCCATGAATTACGCACGATCTTGTTTCTTATGCTTTGAGGGTGCATACCAAGCTGCTCACCAACGTAAACCGCATCCTTGTCTTCCTCAATCATTAAATGCTGAATGATCTTACTTCCGTCCATCTATATATCTCCTTTCAGTTTTCTATACTCTAACTCAATATTGATTGATTGTCAAGTGTTTTTCCGTACTTTGATGTAATTTTATACTCAACATCGAGTATCAAAACGCACCCCAAACAGCCCCAAAACCACGCCAAACCACCAACACTACATCAAGAAATACTACATACCCATACTCTCACTACATAGACCCGGAACCAAAAGGGGCTTTTTCTTTTTTTGAACTTTTTTTGAGGTTATCCGTCTGAAAATCGCCTCCCCAAATCTCCCCCGGCGGTCCACCAGCTACGCCCCGCAACGCCTGGAATATCAAGCCCCGCCAGCTACGCCAGGACGCCAGCTTATGCACCAAATCAAGAATAGATAACAGCCCCACCAGCTACACCAGCCCGTCAGCCGCCGGAGGATAGCACGGGGGACCAGGGCGGCGGGGTTACCTATCATTAATATCATTGCTATCACAAGCCCGTCATAACCGCTATGAACGTGATTATTATTGATACCTATATCATTATGACTAATTGCACGTCATAGGCTGGTATAAGGTATTACAGGGTGTAAGGCCGGGGGGGGTGTTTGGGATGTCAGCGGGACGGGATGTCATGCGTGGGGGGTGTCGTGGTCCGCCGGGCGTGGGGGTGTAGCCTGGTGTCGGTGGATCGCTGGATAACTAAATCATATGGATACTATCAAAATCGAATATACATCCAAACTCAAAAGATTTATAAAAGTGATTGACATTAAATCATAAATGAGTATAATGTAATCAAGATGAAAACAGAATAACAGGCCCGGGGCTGGTGTCGGGTAGAGTTCACCAGGCAGACACCCGCAGGATCTAACCGCTGCGGGGGGAGCGTGTACCAACATACGGCAGGCGTGAACCGCCTGTTAAACACCTACAAGTTAGATGTTTAAGACACGGTTCACAAGTGAATTTTAGGAGGTTAGAAAAACATGGTACAAGCACGTTACAACGAGGAAAAACGCGGTATTGAACTTCTGTTCGATGAAAAGCCCGATCAGGCCGTCCGGGACGCAATAAAAGCGGTGGGGTTCAGATGGTACAAGCCCGGCGGGTACTGGTACGCAAAACAGACCGCCAACACAAAAGCCCTTGCGGAGTCCCTGGCGAACGGTCAGATAGCAAGCCCGATGGATGATTATTCAACCGCCTACAGCGACGGCTATATGGGAGCGGTTGAAACGACGGGGAGCATGTACGCAAGCGGAAAAATGCTTTATGGTTCGGAGTTATCAAAAGCGATTCGCCAGGCGTTCAAAAAGTGCGGTATCGGCGGCTGCTCCGTTTCTGCTCATACGTTCAGCGGCGGGCAAGAAATAACCGTAAAAATCAAAATAACGCCGGAAGACTTAAGGAGCAAAGACGGATATATCGCAAGTTTTGATCTTCTGCGTGACGGCGGGTATTGGCTCATTGATTCGGACGGGCAGCAGATCCACCGGGATTATATCGAATGGGGAAACGCAGAAAAGACGGAAGCGATCCGCAAGGCAACCGCCGCAGCCCGTTATGACTGGATGATCGAGGAATTGAACGGCTACGGCGTAGACTATCACAACGTAGACCAGAAAGCTATTTCTGCCGCCCTGGTCAGCAAGGTTGACGCCATCAAGCGAATAATGAACGCCTTTAATCATGACGATTCAAATGGTATGGTTGATTATTTCGACACCCATTTCTATGGAAACATCCGGCTCATAGCAGCCTAAACAGGATACGGGCAGAACATTCTGCCCCTTCTGCCAAATCGCCGGACTCCGGCGGTTTAGTAGAAGTAATTGAAAGGAAGGTTGAACAACAAAATGACATACAATGTACCAGTAATCAGCAAGTCCCTTCTCGACCAGACCCACGTTCTGATCGGCGGGACAACAGGATGCGGAAAGAGTACCCTTCTGCACTCCATCATGTACACAGGGCTTGCCGCAAACAACAAGTGGTACATTCTCATCGACCCGAAGATGACCGAACTGGCGAAGTATAAGAAATGCTCCGGCGTTATCAAGTACGCATCCACCGCAGACGAAGCCGTTTCTGCCCTCGATGTAGCAATCGGAATCATGGAGCAGAGACAGAAGAAGGCCAGCCGGATGGGCTGGAGCATGTACGATGGCGATGACATCTATGTGATGATAGATGAACTTGCCGACCTCATGCTTTCTACCAAGGGCAAGGTCATCGAACGCCAGCTTCAGCGTCTGCTCCAGGTCGCAAGATCCGCAAGAATCCATGTTATCGCCTGTACTCAAGCCCCTAACAGAAAGACCATCCCCGCAAGCATCCAGCTTAATATG